CCCCCCCTTCGTCACCTACACCTGGTGAAGCGAGAAAAGTAAGTTGTTGTTGTAACTCGCTTGCTTGGGTTGCTTTCTCCATTCGAGAGCCTAGACTACCAGCGGCACCACAGATCTTCCCGTACGCATATTTGCGTTCTAGGTTGAACTCGTGCCAGTTTCGGATTGAAACTTGATAGCCTTGAGATCGGATTATCTCAGCGGCCCTATGAACAAGAAAGTCATAAGTCTCACGCCCGTGTTCTGCAACGTAACGAGCGTAAGTATCGAAATTTGTTTGTAGGCAGTCTTCGAGTACTCTGCCTTCTTTCGTCCAGTTCATAAGTTCGAAAATCGGTTCCAATTGAACTGGAGCCCAGCAAATATCTGCATATTCTGGGTCTTGTCGGAACTTTCGTTTTAGGAATTGTGCTTCATCCATCTTGACAAATGGTACAAACTCATCTCCTTTAGTAGCCATAGTATACTGGAAACCATGTACGGTCATTACTGTACCAATGTTAACCATATTAAAGTAATCTACGGCTTCGGAGGATTCGCCTATATCATCATCGCCAAAGTACACTCCTGTGACGTTTGCGTCATACACATCCATAACGTTTGTTCCCCTTGTGTCATACTCATCCCATAAGTCTTCATCAGAATTATCTGGTTTGAGTAGTTGGTTTTGTCCGTTGACGAGCATTGGTAATAGTGGTCCGTCGAATGCAATATTCAAATACATTTCCATAAAGCACGCTCTCATCATACAATCATTGGGTTGGGAATTAAAGATAGTAGTTAATACACTCCCAGAATTATTACCGTGATGTTTAGAGTAAACAATCCAAGTTCCTACTAACGAGTTAAATAGGATATGAACTGATTGTAACAACTCGGTAAATAATATAGCCCTCATGTCAAAGAATTCGTCCCTATAAAAATCTTGCATAGTATAAAGCAATACTCGAGCCCACTGATTAAGAATAGCTCCATCGTAGTTACTCTGATCTCCTTCTCGCACACGTTGGCCTCCAAATGGGAACAAACGGTTTCTTAGATGGGCCCATTCAGGTCCTTCCGGATTTATTCCCACCGCACACGAATTATCATTGTGCGCTGCCATTGTTGCGGCGATAAAGTCGCCCATATACTTTTTACAGATATATGTAAGGGCGCATGGTGATATAACGAACATGCGTTGTTTCCCTTTTAACACTTTTTCTGTCGGTACACGAGCATCTTTCTTACAATCTTGCCAGAAGAACATAGGACGTTCGCCTTTCAAAAGCTTTGCTTCTGCTTCATCTACAGTGGCTCTGAATTCATCATCTATAATAGTTCCGTTTTCGAAATCCATAAAATCTCTTTTGCCTGCTTGTTTTGCACGGCGAGAGAAAGGATACCCCATAGAGGAGTCTTTATTCAACGGACGTATATAGTCGGTATTTACATTGCCAGCTATAATTTCAGCTTCAGTTTGCAATTGTGGCTCACGCTCTTTGTATCGATCTAACGATTCATTCCAGAGTGTACGAACTCTCCAGCCTACTGCTTCTTCAATATCAGCGGCGAAAGGGACGGTCATGCGCCCATATTTTTCCACCTGCTGTTTGCACGGATCAGGAATTCCTAATCGTGCAACTTCTTGTCGCGACAGTGTTGGTCGAGTGGTATGTGGATGTATCTTATCAAACGTCGGTAGCTTAGTATACATAGTCTTCTCTATAGAGCCCGGAGACACCGAAGAAGCCAAGAACCCTATTGGCGTTAAGCAACGATCTCCAGTAGCTGGAAAAAGCGCATCAATCTCGATCCTAGTCAAATCAATGG